TTTGAACTGCCCCTCGTCGTAGACCACAAGCCGGAAATCTGGTTGAGGGGAACCGTGGACTGCGTGCAGGCTTTCCCACAGCCGATCATCGACTGGAAGAACCCCGGCCGTAAGCCCTCCGGCGACTGGGAGAAGAAGCGTTGGTCGGTGCAGGCAGCAGCGTACACGTGGGCGGTGGCAACCCAGTCCGACAACGGGCTGACTGATCCGTTGGGATTCCAGTTCGTATATCTCGTCAAGGGGAAGGTACACACCACCCTTGTAGATTCAGGACCTGCGGAGTGGGCCAGTCTGGTTGCGCTGGCTCGCTCTGCGGGAACACTCATAGCCGCCAACTTGCCGGTATGGCCATTGAACATGGCTGGATGGCATTGCGCACCTAAGTGGTGTGGGGCTTGGGCCTCATGTCGCGGCAGGTTTGCGGGACCAGATCCATGGAACCAACTAGAGAAAGGGTAGACCCATGGCTACAGCAACAACCAAGCAAACAGAAAGCACCGTAACGGTGTTCCGTAGGCAAGTGATCCAAACGGGTGACTATGAACCAGCGGAAGCATCGTGTTCGGTGACCATAGCGATAGACGGAGACACGTCACAAGAGGAAGTGGCCGACCTGATTACCCAATGGGGTTCAGTGTTGGAGATTTCCAACTACGAGGCTCTGGGTGTCGGATACACGTTGGAGGAGGATGGCGCTGTGCAGATGCTTGCCAAAAGTGTTTCCCGGCCTGCGGCTAGTGCCCCCGTACCCGCCGCCCCGGCTCCTGCCCCGTCCGGTGGTGGAGGTGGCAGCCTTGAGGAGGTCTGGCGTCACCTGATGGACAACAAGTCCGACTGGTGGGACCCGAACTGGTCCAAGAAACTGGACCCGGCTGCCAACTTCAACAAGAAGGGACCGGATTACAAGCGCCGGTCTGACGGCAAGGGCCTGTGGCTCACCAAGCAGGACGGCGCAGTGCTGGTGCCCGGATGGTTCGTCTGTCCGTTCACCGGCAAGACGGCTGCCGATCTGGCTGCTATCGGAGCACAGATCAGGGTTTGAGCGTGGCCACTCTCATACCGGAAGAGGAAGTGGCCCGTCGCCTCGTCGCCGCCCAGCAGGGCGGCGACGGGGCACCCGTCCCGGCTTCTAAACCAAACAGGTGGTCACTGACCACCGCCGTCGTAGACAACCTGATCGGATTTATCCGCAACCCGGCGGAACGCTGGTATCTGGGGTTCCCCGAAATAGATCTCGCCACCCGTGGCGTGGGCAAGGGCGAGGTGTTGTTGGTTGTGGGACGATCCCATACTGGCAAGTCGCAGATCCTGTTGAACAGCATCGTGACCAATCTGGTCAACGACGCCGAAGCGCACATCGTGATCTTCTCCATGGATGAGCCGCGTGAACTGGTGGCGATGAAACTGTTCTGCCTCTTACAGGGCCGTTCGTCCTCCGACGTGGAGGAGGCCATCAAGGAAGGCGACAAGGACACGGTGGAAGCACTGCGCGAAGCGGGGCGCACCGAATTGTCTAGGGTCGCCATTGTTGATGAGTCGCTGTCGTTGGACACAATGACGGACACAATGGACGAAGTACGTGAATGGTGGGGGGTTAACCCGTCGTTCGTGATGATCGACTACTTGGAGTTGATGCCGGGTGGCGAGTCCGATGCAACTGGTGTTACTTCCAAGGCTCAGGCTGTGAAGCGTTGGGCCAAGGTGCAACGCGTGCCCCTTGGGCTGGTGCATCAGGCTGGGCGTGGTGCCGCACAGCCCGGATACCCGGCTGGGATTCACGCTGGCAGGTACGGTGGTGAACAGGAAGCGATCTTTGTGATAGAGGTGTATCGCAAGCGGGACAGGTGGGGGCTGTCCGATTTTGAGGAGCGTTACCATGAGAACAGCATCAATCTGAACGTGTGTAAGAACAAGCGGACGGCACGGATGGTGGACCAGACGTACTATCTGGACCCAGCGTGCGGTCATGTGCATCCGTACTGGGAAGAGTTGATTCCCAGTGGCGGATAGGCCGTGCTGGAAGTTCGACAAAGGGAATGAAAGGTATGTCATACGAAAGCACAACTATAAACGGTTCGACACCGCAGACAAATGGGAGTGGGAGCGGTGCCCCGGTTGTGGGGACATTCGTAGACGGCGAGATGGACGAGACAGCCCGTGACTTCGCCATCCTGTTTCGTGGTGGCAAGGTAGCGATTGACGACGACATCCATGGCGGGTTCCGACCGTGGCGTGCCGACGACGGGTCGTTTCTCCCTGCCGACGACAAGGACTTCATTGTCCTTGTAGACGACCATCTCCGCTGCGGACCCTCCATAGGCGTGTATCCCCTGTTCCAATGCGACGGCGACTTCTTGGTGTACTGGGGTTGCGTGGACTGGGATGAGGGGCATGAGGAGGCCCTTGTGCATGCACGGAACGTGCGGGAGGCGCTGCATCAACTGGGCGTGGCTTCGTGGGTGGAGCGGTCACGGTCCAAGGGGTTCCACCTGTGGGTGTTCTTCGACAAGGCTGTTTCTGCCGTTGTTGTCAGGCAGGGTCTTGTCGGAGTGTGCGACCTTGTTGATGCCCCCACCACCGAAGTAAATCCTAAACAGGTTAAACTGAGTGGGCGCGGATGGGGGAACGGCGTTCGGCTCCCCTATGGACACCTGCGTAACCCCGGTGGCTACAACGAAGTAGTAAACCCGGATACGGTCTACAGCCAAGTCTCCGTCCACTCCTTTGTACAGGAAGCCATTGAAACGCGTGTAACAGTAGATGCGTGGAAGCCCGTCAGAGCGCTCTGGAAGCCCCCTGAGCGCCTCCCAGCCCCCCCAGCAGGGGGTAGCCCCTACACAGGGCCTCTGAGAGGCTCAGCGGCCACCATACGGGAAGAGGGACCGTTGCCGTCCCCCGGCAAACCCGACGGAGACAGATCCAAAGCCCTATGGATACTCGCCTGCACAATGGCACGCCAAGGATACACCCAAGAAGACACCCTCAAAGAACTCCGGGCAGCCGACAAAGACTGGGGAGGAAAGTACAGCAGCCGACAAGACGGCGACCGACGCCTGCAAGACACCGTACACAGAGCCTACAAGGATGCACTGACCTGATGGATGCCTACACCGTAATCGTAGAACGCCGACCAAAGGTAAAGGCCCGCCCCCGCCACACCAAAGGAGGCAAGGTCTTCACCCCCAAGTCCACGTTGCAGGAAGAAGACCACATTGCACAGGCGTGGAAAGACCAAGTGGGAGAAAAAATCAGTGGCCCCGTGGAGGTCACAGTCGCCTACTCCCCCGAAGCAACAGTCCTGCTTGTGAACACGTCCCCACACAACGCAACGACACTGCGAGGAGACTTGGACAACTACGTGAAACTCACCTTGGACGCACTCAACGGCGTAGCGTGGGAGGACGACAGACAGGTCGTCCGCATCAGAGCCGTCAAAGTAGACAGGATTGAATGATGATTGAAATCCCCGTCACCTACAAGATGCGGGAAACCGCCAAGGAAATGGCCGACGACATGGGGCAACTCAACAACTCCATCCGACAGGGCGAAGGCAACGTGTACGGCTTCCTTGGAGAACTGGTCTTTGCCGACCTAACCGGCGCACACCACAACAACACATACGACTGGGACGTAGAGATGCCGCACGGCCCAACCGTAGACGTGAAAACCAAATGCGTTACCTCACCGCCAAGAAACTACTACGACTGCTCAGTCGCCGCCATCGGCACCAACCAGAACTGCGACTACTATGCGTTCGTCCGTGTCCTCAAGGACCAGACCACAGCGTGGTATCTTGGATCAATGACAAAGCAAACATTTCTATCACAGTCCCGACTGCTGAAAGCCGGGGTAGTAGACGGTGACAACGGATGGGCACCCACCATCGACTGCTACAACGTAAAAATCAGCGACCTGCACTTCAACAAAGAAGACCCCGCATCCCTGCCACCACTACCGTTGTCTGCTATACTCGTAGACGGCGGTGCAAAAGCGTGAATACCCAACCGACCCGTCCCTGTGGGATCTTCAAGGGAGCGACCGGCTAGTCCACCGAACGCGCCCCATGACGGATCTAGAGGCATTAATGCAACTCGCCCCGCACCAAGACGCCGACATCGCAGCCATAGAAGAAACAGCACTACTGAAAGAAATCCTCGGCACCGTTCTCACCGAACTCACCGACGAAGAAAAGTGGATCATTGAGCGCCTGTTCATCGAACGCCTCTCCCTCCGCAAAACAGGTGCCATCATAGGCATCCCCAAAACATCACTAGCCCGCAGACGCGACCGGATACGCCGCAAACTCATGATGAAACTAATGCAGTACAAGCCAGTACAGCACTGGCTTAAAGGTGGGCTACGGCTCTAACCCCTGCATGCAGGAACGCAGCATCCCCATCAACGAACCAATCCACACAGCGAACGCCTCCTGTGCGTTGTCGATCCCATCCATCCCCGCATAGAACGCCGCCAACAACTGCTCGGCCTCCTCAGGGTCAAACACCAGCAGCAACCCCAGCAGCCCATCCGATGACCACTTGGCGTGGATGCCATCGTTCGTATCGAACAAGTGGGCAGTCTCCTGAAGGGCAGCGTAAACCTCTTCCTCCACATACGCATGCTCCTCGCAGAATGATGCCCACTCCACGTCCGACGTGGCCACGACTATGCGCTAACCTTGTCCTGCGCAAACGTCTTCACGATTGACAGCGCGGCAGCAAGCCCCGCCACAGCCGCCGACTTCACAGAAGCCAGATCCGATACCACAAACACAGCCAGAAATGCCTGAACGAAAGTCCACGCAGCCCGCTCCAACATGTTGTTCATTTGCTCT